GATAAACTTACAAAACTTAAAAACATCGAAGCGCTTTGCGAGTTTACCGGACTCACACAAGAGCAAATTTTCACAAAAGAAACATCTTAACAATGAGTGCTTTAATCGAGCTTACAGACGACGAAATAAGAGTCTTGGGGTCTATTATGGCTAAGGTTGGATTTCCTGCAATCTCCACAACTCCAAAAACGCCAAAAAAGATTTCTAAAAACGATTTAATCAGGCAGTCCATTATGGAGGCAAGGATGAAGAAAGCATTACGTAAACGAAATAACTAAATTATTAACTATGGAACTATCAACCCCTTTAAATTACAGAGCAAGAGTGCTTTATACTCTAATTGAGAAAGGAAGTACTTCTTTGAAAGATTTTCCTTATTTGGCAGGTTTTCGAACACGAATTAGTGAATTAAAGCGCAACTACAATGTGAAATTAATTCCAACCATCGTCACCGATGTAGATAAATATGGAAGTCATTACTACTATAAACATCACTCTCTTCCTCCTGAAGAAGTAAATAATGCTATTCAAGTTTACAATCTAATCAATAAATCTAAAAATTAAATATTATGATGTTTTATGTCTATTAAATAGCTTTCCATTATGGTTAATTTTTAGAATTATCCAAACTAAATAAAAAATAATAATAAAATAAAATTTATGCCACCAAAAATAAAAACAGAATCCACAGAATTACAAGTATTCAATTTAGAAAATCTAAATCCTGCATTACTTCCTGAACTCGCAACTTTTAAAGAAATTCAACTTAAAGTTGTAGCTGAAAATCCATTTATCGCTATTACAGATGTGGCGTCAAGAGATTTAGCCAAAAAGTACCGTACAGCTCTTAAAACTGCCCGTACAGATTTGGAGAAGCAGGACAAATTAATTTCTTCGAAATTTAACGAAGCCAAAACCAAAGCAAAAAGCTATATAGCTGAATTGATAGAATACACTCAACCAGGAGAGATAGAACAACAAAAAGAAATTGATCGTGACGAAGCCGAGGCCGAAGCAAAACGACAAGAGAAAGCCCGTTTAGAGCAACAGCGTATCGACAACATCAAGAAAGAACTTGAAGATTATTCCGCCCAATGGAAAACAGCAATCAATCTTATGAGTTTTGATTCTATTACGAAAGTTTCTGCCGAATTCCTTGAATCATACACTTCATTTGATACTACAATCTTGCAGGAATTTGAGGCTTTGTTTCCGGTAAAAGTAGAGGAATTAACACAGTACCTTTCTGACCGTACAGTTTCGCTCACAAACACTGAAAATGCCAGATTAGAAAACATAAGATTGGAAGAAGAGGCTGCCGAACTACGATTTGAAAAAGCAAGATTAGAATCATTGGCGAGAATCGCCGAAGCCGCCGAAGCAAAGGCTAAAAAAGAAAGAGAAGATTTTGAAGCAGAAAAATTAGCGTTTCAATTAGAAGTAGCTAAAAAAGCCGAAACTGAAAGATTAGAATTGGAAGCTAAAAAACTCGCCGAAATAAAAGCTACTGAAAAAGTAGAAATCCCTGAAATTTTGGTTCCTGAAATACCGACAGTAAATGTTTGTACGAGCGAAGAAATAAAAAATATCGTCGTTATCGATGCCGAAATAGTAAGCGCAAAACCCATCGAAACTACTTGGGATGATATTGCAAATGACTTCAAGACTTCAGGCGAAAAGTCATATTCTGTATGGCTAAAAAAAAACTATAACGTACCTACAAAACTTTAATTATGACAGAAGCAAAAACACAAGTAAACGAATTAGCCTTAATAGAGGCTTCTGAATTGAGTTTGGTAGACAACAATAATCTAAACGACAAACAACTCGCATTAATTCTTAAAAGAACTCCTGCTCAATATGTAAAAACAAGACCAGCCAAAGGTGGAGGAACTTGGGATTACGTTCCAGGAGGTTATATGAAAAAGATTCTTAATCTAATGTTTGGTTGGGATTGGGATTTTGAGATTATGGACGAAAAGATTATGCACGGGGAAGTTATCGTAAAAGGAAAATTGACTTGCCGTAGTAACGGAAAAGAGATTATTAAGATGCAATACGGAAATAAAGATATTGCCTATAAAGCAGAAAAAGTATTTAACGAAGATGGAACCGCTAAAATGATTAAAAAATACGGGAAGGAAGTTCAGGAAACAAGACCAACAGAAAATCCTTTATCTATTGGAAACGACCTTAAATCTGCTGCTACTGATGCTCTTAAAAAATGTGCTGCTGAAATTGGAATCGCCGCCGACATCTATAACAAAGATGATTTCAAGGAAGTAAAAGTAGCTCTTGATGAAGATATTGAGGCAAAGCATTTTGAAATGCAAGAATTATTTGAATTTAAACAAAACTACATTCCTGCTAATGATTTTAAAGATATAAAATATGTAATCGACAACAAGAAAATCAAATCCTATCCAGGAACAAAGACTTATTTAGAAAATATTATAATCCCTGAATAAAAATGGATATAGAAGAAGAAGTATTATTCCGCGCAAGTGGGGCTGGGGCGCTAATGACAAACAAACAAGGAACAGTTTTCACTGAAACTCAAAGAGCAAGAATCTCTGAACTACTACAAGAAAAACTCACCGGTGTAAATGCAAACGGAAACAAAGTAAAATTCGAAGGAACTAAGAAACCGGAAGAACTTGCTGAACTAATCGCCAAGCGTGACGCGCCGCCAGAACTATCCGACACAGCAAAAGCCTTCGTTAGAAAGATTTGGTTACAGATTAAAAAAGGGGTTTACATCGACATAAAATCAAAATACCTTGACAAAGGACTTTATGCCGAAGAAGATGCAATTACTTTAATTTCTGAAGTCGATGGAGTTTTCTACGTAAAAAACGATGAGCGAAGATCAAACGCAAACCACTCCGGAGAATGTGATGTTTTCAAGGAATTTCCAAACAAAAAACTCATAATTGACACAAAATGTTCTTGGAGTCCGGAAACTTTTATGAATGCCGAGCCTGACATAAACTATGAATGGCAAGGGCAAATATACCTAGAGCTTTGGAATGCCGATGAGTTTCACTTAAAATACTGCCTTGTCGATGCTCCGCCTCACCTCGTACAAAGAGAAAAGGACAACGCTAAATGGAAATACTATTCCGCAGATATGACCGATGCAGAATTAGACCTATTCGAGAAAGCAATGCAGCCAATTTACGACCAAATCGAAAGGAATATGGTGTATTCTAATAACCCCGCTTTTACCAAGGAGGAAAGAGTAAAAACATTCGTCTTTTACCGTGATAGAGAAAAGATGAAATTGATGGAGGAAAGAGTGGAAATGGCACGAGAATACTACAAAACTATCACGCTAAATGGAAACAATTAAAAACTTATGGCTCAAGGAAAAACGTCATTTATTCTATACACAGACCTTTTAAGTGTCATTAAAAAAATAGTTTTAAAAGACAGGGAGGAAAAAACAAATAATGGTGGAGAGTTGTTTTTACACATTTTAGAGTACGTAAATGACAATGACCCAATACCTATAAACTTTATAGTAGATATGGTATTTGAGCCTATAAAAACAACTTTAAAAAGAGATTTAAAAAAGTTTGAATTTTATATAGATAAGCAGAGGGAAAACGGCGCTAAGGGTGGTAGACCAAAAAAAGCAATAGAAACCCAAATAACCCAACCCTTTATTTCTGAACCCAAAAAAGCTGATAGTGTTACTGTTAGTGTAAGTGTTAGTGATACTGAAATTGATAATGAAAAAAGTATTAGTAATTCGTCGTTTAAAGAAACTTTAGAAAAAAATGAAAAATGGATAAAGGGAATTTCGGATCAATTTAACATTTCGTCCGACGACGTTTTAAAAAAGTTAAATGATTTCAATAACCAATTAACCACAAGTTACAAATTTCACCCATCAATAAATGAATTCGCAAAACATTTCAAAAGCTGGATTCCAGTAAACAAAGAAAAAAATGGAAATACTAAATCAACTTTCGCAAAAAATAGATGAACCAATGGAAGGAATCGGATATAACAAATATCAGATTTTAAAAAACCTTCCTTTCGCTACTTTGACGGATTTGGAGAAAAGCCAGATGGAAAAGTTCGAAAACAAACATTTACCGTCGTTAGAGCAACGAGAAGCTTCTAAAAAATACATTGCGAATATGTTATCGCAAAAAGAAGAAAAGCCTTTTAAAACTACTGCATTGATTTTAGGGAACGTGTTTAAGACAACTTTTGCTTCTGTAAATGGAAAACATTTCGAGAAAAACGAATTTACTACCGATAATATCCTTCCGTTGGTGTATTATTTTTCGAAAGATGCCAGGTTTTTTGATTGCGAAAACCTATCCAAACTATCTACTCCAAGTTTCGACAAAGGAATTTTAATCGTGGGCCACTTTGGAAATGGTAAGACTGCTACAATGAGAGTTTTTGAGCGAATCTTTCAGAATACAAAAGGAATGGCTTTCAAGGGCTACACGGCCAATGAAGTCGTAGGATTATTCGAGAAATGCAACGATGATATTTCAAAGAAAGAATTTGAGCGTAAAATGAATCTTGGCTCCCGATATTTCGACGATATAAAAACCGAAAGAATTGCTTCAAACTACGGAAAGGTAAACGTGTTCAAGGACATACTCGAAACCCGATACAACAACAGAATCCAAATCATAAACGACAAAACTATTATCAATAAAACTTTCGCTACCTGCAATTACAAAGATGGCTACGAAGGAAATTTAGAAGTCGCCGTCGATGAATTTTTAGAAAAATACGGCGGGCGAGTTTACGACAGATTATTCGAAATGTTTAACGTGATTGAGTTCAAGGGAAAATCATTCAGAAAATAACTAAAAAACACAAATAAAATGATACAGTACAAATTAATTTCAGAATATCCAGGAAGCCCAGAGATTGGAACGATACATACATATAATGCAGGTGATTTAGGTAGTGACTCAAACTATGAATGGAGAGGAACAAATTTCTACGATGCGCATCCTAAATTTTGGCAAAAAGTAGAGGAGCAAAAATACGAAATTGGAAAATGGTATAGAAATTCAGTAGGATTATTTTGCGTGACAAAAGTAGAAAATTATATAGTTTATGCTTATGGTTTTTGTAGAGAAATATGGACAGATAGCGAATCGTTCCCTATGCAAAAATATCAAGAAGACGATGTTTTAGCTTGTGATGAAGAAATTGAAAAAGCGTTGATTTGCGAGGCTAAAAAAAGAGGGTATAAAAATGGTTGTTTTGTTTTGCCTTTATGGGAAACCCCTAGAGATAGTTGGGCTTTGCTTGGAAACAGATTTGAATATAGAGGTGAATGTTTATATTTAAGTAGCTGTATTTTCAAAGACGGAAAATGGGCGGAAATCATAGAGCAAAAACAACCTTTATTCACTACGGAAGACGGCGTAGAGATTTTTGAAAGTAATACTTATTGGTCTGTAACCGATGATTTTAAATTATTAGTCACTCATTCCGCAAGAATATTAGATTACAAAATAAGAGCTTTCTCCACCAAAGAAAAAGCAGAAGAGTGGATTTTATACAATAAGTCCGTTTTAAGTCTTAACGATTTACTTTCTACTTGGGGAAATGCTGATAATCCAAAACATACTCCATTATTCAGGAGATTTGAATCAATAGCAAAATCAAAACTATGAACGAAACCCTATACAGCATTACGCACGTAGCTTTCGAGTTAGGAACTACAAAAACTAAATTGAGATACAAAGCCACATCTGCCGGCGTAGAGCCAGTTTCATTTAACAGGAATATGTATTTCACTTTTGCGCAAATCGACAAAATACGAAATCACAAATTACCAAGAAAAATAACGGCAAACCACGAGAAATTCGATGATGTGATAACTTATTTCAAAACCAACAAAGACAATAGAACATCGGTAATTGCAGAGCATTTTAACATAGGAAAGCACCAAGTTAGCAATATTATCGACACCTATTACGCAGGATTAAAACCAAAATAATGAATCACATAGGACAACGAAATGCGCTTGAAAGACAGATTACGGATTATGTCAGGATTCTAAAAATCGCAACCCGAACACAATCCGTAAAATTAAGCAAGGAGATAGCAAAACTCTCCGTCAGGATAACCACAATCGAAGAAATGAGTTATACCGAACAAAGGCAAGAATTAGATTTTCACTTCGAAACTAAGCAATCAAAACTAAATTTTAAAAACATTGAAACAAAAACTGATATGAGAAATCAAAAAAGAAATCCTCCAGAAAGACAACACGTAATATTTGATGAACCTAAAGACAGCCGTAACAAAGCTTTACAACTTGCAAGTGAACACAAAGATATAAAACCTATTCGTTACATTTTAAAAAATTAATTATGGAATTTCAAGGGACAAAAGGTAAGTGGAAAATTGGAATTGCTTCAAAAGGCAGAACAAAAAATATAGACATTAAGACAGATAATTCATTAATTATTATTGAAGATGAATTTGGGAAAGTTATTGGATTGCTAGGAAGGATTGGCATAATAGAAACGGAATCCAATGCAAAATTAATTGAATCAGCTCCAGAAATGTTTGAAATGCTGAAAGAAGCAAAATCTACTATTCAAAGTTTAAGACTATCAATGTCTGCACATCCCGATTACGAAGTGGACTCTGAATTTTACGACTACGTTGATTTAGCGGATGAAAAAGAAACTAAAATCGAAAAACTATTAACTAAAATAACCGAACAATGACCAGAGAAGAATACCACATCGGAAAAAGAAATTTAATCGTGTTCGGATGGGTTTTAGCCCTGCAAGTTTTTATCGCTTTTGGGTTTTGGGCGATTGTTATTAACCACTTAAAAAAGTAAAAATGGCAAAATTTGAATCACAAGAACCAGGAACGATATGTTTAATAATGCAGGAAGAAAATGGAAGAATATTTCAGCTTGCAGTAACTGAAGAACAAAGCAGAATCATACAAATACTGTTAGGGCCAATCAGTAAAGAATCTCCATTTGTAAAAATGGGAGAGGAACACGATTTAGTCTTGAAATCTACTGTAAAAACATTTAAAAAGTAAAAAAAATGAGAGAAAGAAAATATAGAGCGTGGGATATTTTATTAAATAAATACAGAAGTCCCGGAACTATTCAAATGTCATTAACAGGTAAATTATTCATTTTAATTCCTAATAATAATTCATTTTTAGTTGAAGAAATTAAAGATTTAATCATAGAAGAATTCACCGGATTAAAAGACAAAAACGGAGTTGATATTTATGAGGGAGATATTGTAAAATGGGGGATGCACAAATTTAGCGAGGAGAGTTGGCATCGATACGCTGTAGTTGAAATAAATCCTGATATAAAATTTAGAATTATTTTTTATATCGATGCGAAAACAAATAAGCAAAAAAAAGGTGATGATTACGAATTCAGTTACGGAAGATTTGCGTACAAAGACACGCATAATCATTTAGAAATAATCGGAAACATACGCGAATCTCCTGAACTCCTAGCCAAATGACATACGATGAATACAAGCAACAATCTCCCCCCGAAGAAAAGGAAAACACCTGTAATTTTTGTGGGGAGGAATGCGACGGCGAGTTTTGCTCGAAAGAATGTGAGAAGGTATATAAATCAGAAAATTAGAAATTATGGCATACGAAGATACAGTATTACTTAAATTAAGACGTGATTATTCAAAAGATGAAGCCCTTGCTTTTTGTTTCAAAAAAATCAAAGAATTGCAAATTGAAAATGGAAAAAATAAGGCATACATAGATGAACTTGAATCAGAAAAAAAGAAGGATATGTCAGAATCTATAAAAACAAAACGTTTAGAAGACCAAGTTAAAACTTTAAAAGAAAATAACAATAACTTGAAGCCATATCGAACAGAATATCCTGAAAATAAAATATTGTCACTTGAAAACAAACTTGAAAAACAATTTGTGCATGGAAAAATAATGGAGGATAAGGCAGGGTTTGTTTTTACAAAACTAAAATCTATTCTTAGTGAAAATGAAATGATAGAATTTTACAAAGAGGCTGATTTGTTTGAAGAAAAAATAAAAATCCAACCCGTAAGAGGGAATTTATTAAAATCAATGATAGAAAAAAAATAGAGATATGCGTTGTATAAACTGCCGAGAGAAGTTCACCCCGAAATACTTCCTTCAAAAACATTGCGAAAACTGCAAGGAAGCCGAGATAGAATACCAATCAGGAAAAATGATGAAAACTACCCCGCCAAAGAAACCTATAAATAAAGTTTCCGAAAAGCGTAAAGTAGAGAACATAATCTACACATCAAATAGAATTAAGTTTCTAATGCGTCCAGAAAATAAGATTTGCTTTATCGACGAATGTAAAAATAAAGCAGATACTATTGAACATTCAGCAGGAAGATTGGGGTTTTACGACGATTGGGCGAGAGATAATAACATATCGCTTTATTTAGACCAACGCTTCTGGAAACCTTGCTGTCATTTTCACAATTTAGAATTGGAGCGAAACTCGGAATTATCAAAAAAATATCAACTATCTAAAATCCACGGAGGGGAGAAATTATGAGAAAAGAATTAAGAAAAGCTATTTGTGTTTTATTATTTGACTTTACTTTTTGGATTATGCCAGATTGTTTTTTCAAAGTAAAGTTTGCAGAATTCCTAACACAATACCTAAGAGATTTTTAATATGGCAAAGAAAAAAGTAGTAAAAAAAATTATGGTTCCCCGAACAAGGAACGCCGAAACTTTAACGGAAAGTATGTATTGGTCTAAAATCCGTTCCGCATTACGGCAAGCGTTCCAATATTGGAAACCAATGCAAATGGCATTAGATAAAGCATCAAGACCTTCAAAATCTACAAACAAAGCAGTAAAAAAAGAATATCTATGCAAGGAATGTACAAGTTGGTTCCAACGAAAAGAAGTCCATATCGACCATATCGAGGAATGCGGGAGCCTGAAAAGTTTCGACGACATTAAGGGATTTATCGAACGACTCACCATCGAAGACGTAAACGGATTTCAGGTACTATGCAAACCGTGCCACTACAAAAAGTCAAAAGATACAAAACAAACTAACAAAACCAAAAAAT